CGAGCTGGGTGCTGTAACACTCTAACCGCATTATTATTTATTTAAAAGTTGTAAAAAAATACAATGGCTATATTATATAAAGTATGACGTCCCTGGAGCGCAAAATCTTCAACAAGCATTTGATTGTATCTCGTTCCCTTCGTAATAAACCTTTCAAACTCCGTCAGAACTTTGATAACTTCGAACAAGATCCGAAATACATCCATATAAAAAGACTTTCAATATTCTTTTCAAAGTATCCAGACGTTAACATGGATACCTATTTTTTATCTCCTTATAAGCTTTACCCTGATGTTCAGTATTTTGATTTAGCTTACTTTGCTTCACCTAGAGCAATAAAGTCATATACAATTTACAAACAACAATTGTTTCAAGAATCTCCAGATGCTCAAAAAGATGACGTGAAAGAGTCTCTACAATTTTTAGTTCGTTACTGCCTACAGAATAAAATACAGCTCCACGATTACATCTATCATAAAGATAAAAGCATTGAACCTATCTGGACTTACCATATTAAGCATAACAAAATTAATCCTTATGTTTTAATGGAGTTTCCTAATATATTTCATACAATACAGGAAATGCCTAAAGATGAAAGAGAGTTCCTTTTAGGACGTTTCGGAACTAATTTTCTTGATTACCGGACAAAGTATATGAATTCAAAAGAACTTCGACCCTTTATGGAAAAAGCTTTTTACCGTCTAAAACTTTTTGTAGATAAAAACTTGAACTCTGCAAAATACAATACATAATATATCAACTATGACATTCACAAAAAATATGTTTAACGAAATTAAGGCTTCCTTGTCGAACAATAAAGATAGTTCGTATAAGGATATCATGAAATTTGAACCCGGGAAGACTTACGTTGTTCGTCTTGTCCCTAACGTAACTGATCCTAAGACTACAATGTATCATTACTATCACCATTCCTGGAATAGTCTTTGTACTGGTCAGTTCGTTACTACCCTTTGCCCTTCTACTTACGGAGAGCAATGCCCGATTGATCAATACGTTCTTAAGACCTACAATACTGGGTCTGCTGAAGATAAAGAAAAGATTAAACCTATTACACGTAAAGAGAATTGGTTTGTTAATGCTTATATCATTTCTGATCCTACTAATCCTGAAAACGAAGGTAAAGTTAAGGCTATTCGCTACGGTAAAGAGTTGGCTAAAGTTATTAATGCAGCTATTGACGGAGATGATGCTGATGAATTTGGTGTTAAGATCTTCGATGTTGCTGAAGGCTGTTCCCTTAAGATCAAATGCGAATCTCGTACTGGTATGGGAGGCTCTAGAGCGTTTGTTACCTACTCAGCTTCTAAGTTTACTTCACCCTCTAAGCTTGAAGGTGTAGATGCTAAGAAGATTGATGGTATCTATGAGTCTGTTCTTGAGCTTGATAAGTTCAATAAGCCGAAAACCTATGCTGAACTTCAGCGTATGCTCGATCAGCATTTCTTCTGCATCCAGGATGTCACCTCTGTGGAAGAACCAGATGAAGAGACTACACCAGTCTCTAAGCCAGCTGTCTCTAAGAAAGATGAAGCTTTGAACTCTATCTTTGCAGGCATTAAAGAATCTACTCATAAAGAGGTAGAAGAGAAACCTAAAGCAGAAGAAAAGCCTGCTGTGGATGATACTGATGCTAAACTCAAAGAACTTCTCGCTAGTCTTTAATTTATGTTAAGAAGTAAAAAGAAACTCCAATACGCTAATCATAATATTCTTCATTCACCTGAAGAGGTTGAAGAACTTATTAACAACGGTGCAAAGGCTTATGAAGCTTATCTTGATGCTCTAGGCTTTGATTGGCGTAATGACCCGAATAGCGCAGATACACCTCGTCGAGTTGCTAAGGCGTTTGTTACTGATTTAGCTATGGGGTGTTATTCTGCACCACCTAAAGTAACCGCCTTCGATAACGTAGATGGTTATGATGGTATGGTATGTCAGAATAATATCAAAGTTGTTTCAATGTGCTCTCATCATCATGCTCCTTTTATGGGTGTAGCTCATGTGGCTTATTTACCTGCTAAGAACGGTAAAGTAATTGGTCTATCAAAGCTCAATCGTATTGTAGATTGGTTTTCAAGAAGGCCTCAGGTTCAAGAAAACCTAACTATGCAGATTCATCAATACATTGATCAAGTTTGTGAGAAAAATAAGGGAGTAGCTGTATTAATTGAGGCTAATCATACCTGCTGCTCTAACCGGGGCATTAAGCATGATTCTACTATGAGAACTGCCAGAATGTCTGGTTCTTTTTTAGATGAAAAAGATAATTCAAGGGCTGAGTTTTACAAATTTGTGGAATTTGCCCAAAATAATAAAGGACATATTTCGTAAAATGAGTACTATTGAGGAACAACTTGCAACAGCTATTGTAGCTAAAATGGCTGGAGTTGAGCTACAAAGAGTTGATGAACATACAATAACTCAGTCCTCTACAGGCCCGGCTGCAAGGATAGACCCTAAGTCATTTCTGCCCGGCGTTCAGCAGCACCAACAAAGGCAACAAGATGCAATTATTGCTGCTGCTAACCGAGAGGCGGAAATGGCATACCCTTTGCCACCTGAATACGGAAATCAGTCTCAGCCCATGCTTCAAACGTTTACAGGTACACCACCAGTTTTAGCACAACCTCAAGCTGACCCTAACCAGCTCACCTTTGATTTCTTAGATGAAGCTACAACTAAAAAATCTTTAAAACAACTTGATTTAATTGTCGATTACCTGTATTCTATTAATAACAAATTAGATAAGGTACTCTCAAAACGTGACTAATATTCTATCTCTTAATAAAGAATCTTTTGTTCAGAAGTTTCTTTTACCTATCAGTAAACTAGCTGATAACGTTTCCATCACTATTGATGATAACGAAGTATTTACTACTTGTGCCTCTCAGGACGGCTCAGTAGTACTCTTAGCTAGTTATAAAACTGATACAGCTGTTAAAGGTATTCCTCGGATAAACCTTCCTGATGTTAAGAAGTTTGTTCGTCTTCTTGACTGCGTTGAAGAGAGTAACATCGCATTAACTATTGATGATAATCATCTCAAGTACACAACACCTGCTTTTAAGTTTAATTACTATCTTCTAGAGGATAGCTATATGCAGAGGTGCCCGGTTAACCCTGAGAAGATTAAAAAGTTAAAATACGATACTGCTTTTATTCTGCCTAATTCAAAATTTAATGAAGTGTTAAAAGGTAGCTCAATTGCTACAGACTCTGATAAGTTATATTTTTATACGAAAGATAGTAAAGTTTACTGCGAGCTTAATGATCTTGAGAGACAGAATATTAATAATATTACATACCTTGTAACAGACAAATATGTAGGAGAAGATATTAAAAATACCCTACCGCTTAATTTAGAGAATATTCGTCTGCTTGCTGGTACTAAATGCAATGAATTTACTGTAAAGGTTAATAATGAACTAAAAGTGACGCTTTTTCAAATTGAAGAAAAAGATATAGATATAAAATTTATTATATCAGCGCTGGTAAAATGACGCCCTAAAGTATAAGTCTTAATATGTCAAATAAATTATCCACCCTTGGCTACACCCTGAAACGTCTGAGAGATTCAGGCTACTATGCCCATAAACTTTTTACAGAGTATAATGATGCTGATCCTCGGGCATGGACTATTATAATTGACCCTGGAATTAGCTCTGTGTTCTGTACCTGCTTTGTAAATCAACCCTTTTACGGAGAGTCTTTTTTTGAATTAACAGACGGCGATCAAAGAATTCCAGGCCGCTTAAAACTATCTACTTCTTCTTTTGAAGTACTTGTTGAACATCTTGTTAAGTTCAACATTAATAATAAAGCTCCAGGCTACAATAAGAAATTTAGTAACACCGATAAATAATAGTGTATGGCTAAAAGTGATAAAGATAAAAATAAGCCATCTAAAAGAGTTTATCGTAAGAAGAAAACTGAATCCCTTGGCCTGAGTGCTTTAGAGGCTTCTGAAGAAAAAATACTTCCTGAAAAACAGCTTGCGCAGGTTGAAGAAGTTATTAAGAATGCATTTCTCCGCTTTTATGACAACGCTACTTTAAAACAGTATAAAGTAAAAGATCTTGAACACTTGGATAGTGTTGTGTCTGAATTTTTAAAAACATTTATGATCTTGGGTTATGACCTAAATGGGGAGAAAGCATTTATTATGCACGCTACTAACCCCCATGATAAAGACGCTTTAGTAGAACATCTTCGTACAACTCTACTAGGAATTATCAATGCACAGAGTTAAATAACTCTGTGTCAAAAAAAGCTAAAGAAGAGATATTTAAAGATCCCTACGAAGACGTTATAATTGAAAACCCTATAGACGATTCTCAGTTCTATAGAGGGGATAAAAATGTACCAAAAGAGGATGCCCAGTTTGAGTGGACCCCTGCGATGGTCAAAGAGCTCAAAAAGTGTAAAGAAAATATTGTACACTTTGCTGAAAGTCATTTTTGGATTGTAAATCTTGATCAGGGTAAGATGAAGATTGAGCTCTATAAGGCTCAAAAACGTGCTCTTAAGTCTCTAGCAGATAATAGGTTTGTCTGTGTCTTAGCCTCCCGTCAATGTGGTAAGACAACAATCACTACTATCTACGCACTTTGGAATACCTGCTTCTTTGACGATCAACGTGTCATTATTGTAGCTAATAAAGAAAACACAGCTATTAATATTTTTAAAAGAATAAGAATGGCTTATGAAATGTTACCTAACTATCTCAAGCCCGGGGTTAAAGAATATGGTAAAACCGGAGTAACATTTGCTAACGGTTCTAGTATTGGTATTAGTACAACCACCTCAACTGCAGCTCGTGGCGATACTGCTTCTATTCTCTGTATTGATGAGGCAGCTTTTATTGATCCTCATTTTATGGATGAGTTTTGGAAATCTGTTATACCGATTGTATCATCCGGTAAAAAGACTAAGATCTTCATGGTCAGTACTCCAAACGGATCGAGTAATAAGTTTTATGAAATTTATTCTGGAGCTGAAAAAGAAACGAACGGCTGGAAGGCTGAAAGGATTGATTGGTGGGATGTTCCCGGGAGAGGTGAAAAGTGGCGAAAACAAATGGTATCAGCTTTAGGTTCTGACGAAGCCTTTCAACAAGAGTTCGGTAACACATTTCTTGATGCAGGTAATTCTGCTGTAGGAGCTGCTGTCATCGAGAGGTTTAAAGAACAAAAGAAACCGGTCATCTATACAGGGGAAGAGGGAGCCTATAAGGTATTTGAGGCTCCGGACACTTCCAAGTTATATGCCATAGGTGTTGATGTCGGGGAAGGTATTGGGAGAGCCGCGTCCGTGGCCCAGGTTCTTGATATTACAGACCTAACTGAGATAAAGCAAGTAGCTGTTTACGGAACTAATGTTGTTGAACCCTATCATTATGCTAACAAGCTAGTTAATTTATGTTCTCAATGGGGTAACCCTCCTTTGCTTGTAGAAAGAAATAACTGTGGAGCTCAAATTATTGATGCCTTGTTTCATAAACATATGTACGAAAAAATCGTATCATGTTCAAAACTCGCTAATACAGGCTCATTTTCTAATACAAGACACTTAGGAATTTTATCTCATAATAATTTACGCTTTGCAGGTGTTGCTAACATGCGCTATTGGGTAAACTTTTTGCAAACTGTTCATGTAAATGATGTAGATACAATTAAAGAGTTTGAAACTTTCATTCGGTATCCGAATGGCACTTACAGAAAGAAGAATGATTTATTTTATGACGATAGAATTATGTCTCTTGTTTGGTCTTTGTTTATTTTAGAACCTGAAATCTGTCAACAATATTTTGAAATTCAAGAATTTGATGAACAAAATAAACCTTTAAAGATAAGCAATTTAGATTATTTTGAAGTAGATAAAAGTTTATACAAGGTAAAAGACTTAAGTAATAGTAATAATATAACAACTTTGGGTATTGATGATGATTTAAAGTATCAGCCATTAGTTTCAGAAAAAGAACTGGAAAAAATGTTTGATACCTCAGATATGGATGATTTAATGTCTCAGGGTTGGAAGCCAATGTAATATGCCAGATAACGACCTTTGCGAGACTCCACAACCAACCCAGCAATCAGTTCTTAATAGATCTGGTAAGGATAAATTTTTACTCGTTTTAAATTTACCTCAGGTTTTAAGAAAACAAACTCTTTCAAACGATTTACTAAAAATAGACCCCTTACAAATTAGTATCTTCGGAACTGTAGTACCCCCTATACAAGTTCCAAGCAATGAGGTTCGTTACGGAGGACAGTCGTATAATGTTTCTTCATATACCCGGCCAAATTACCCACCCCTTCCAGTAAACTTTATTGTTGATAATAGTTTTCATAATTACTGGGTACTATGGAAGTGGTTATCAATTTTAAATGATCCTAACTCAAGCTATTACACTGGTACAGATCCAAAACTAGAAACTTGGAAAGATAGAACTGAAACTGGTATAGTTACTGAATATCAAACCAATTTTTCAATTTTAGGTTTAAACGAGTATAATGAAAAAAGTATAGAATTTGTATTCTATAATGCGTTTATTACCAATTTAGGTGGCATCAATTATGACTATAATGATCCGGAGTTTATAAAATCTTCTGTAGATTTTCAATTTTCTAAACTAGATGTAATTATTCCTACATAAAAAAATACCATAAAAAGCATAAATAATAATACAAGATTATGGCACGTTCAATTAATTCACCAGGTGTACAGATTACGGAAACAGATTTATCAAACTATCAGCAAATAGCTGGAGGTACAACCGTGCTTGTACCAGGTTTTGCTGCTCAAGGTCCTACCGATGAAGTTCGTTTAATAACCTCAATAACAGAATTTGAGCAAATTTACGGAACTCCAACAACACCAGCAGAAAAATATTTCTATTATTCCTCTAAAGAAGTTCTTAATTCTACAGCCAATCTTCTAACAACTCGACTACCCTACGGGTCAGGAAGTGGTGCAGGATTTGCAACTCAATATAGTGCACTTCTATATCCAGTATTATCAAGTTCTAATAGTTATACTATAGGGGAACCAACACATATTACATTTGATGAAGATACGTATGTTAATATCTTACAAAATAATATATCTTGGGCTCCAATAACCAACGGTGGTGAATTATCTAGTACAACAGTTACACCTGCTGTATCAACAATTACAGCAGTTAATACTACCTCTGCTGCAGCATTAACCGCAGTTATTGCAATAGATCCGTCATACACTCTGACTGTTAATCCTGATCTTACATCTATAACTTTAACATTTGATGTATCTATTTCGTCTACAACTTTTATAGGTGGTCCAGCAACATTTACTGATAATGTGTTTAATGCTGGTATTGTTGTTATTAACAGCTCTCAAACATCTGTAAATGAATTCTATGAAGGCTACTATGTATCTCTAACTGATAATAGTGAAATTGTACAGGGTAGTGAGTTTGCAGCAGTAAAATCAATGTTTACTTTATCAGCTCAAGATAGCTTTTTATCAGTACCAACAACAAGATTAGGCTTTTCCCTTTCAGGCGATGTTACAACAGAAGGATCTAAATCAATTTCTGAAGTAATTGAGTTTATACCTACTTGGAACTTCGGATTAAGTAGCTATCAAGATTCTTTAATTTTAAGTCTCTTTAAAATACGAAATTCAACATATGAGCCCGACACTTTAATATACTCTTTAGTAGAGTCTCATATTGGTTCATTAAATAGTAGACGAAATGATGAATTTAATAATACAGCATTTCTAGAAACTAAAGTTAATACAAGTTCACCTAATTTAAAATTACTAGTTCATCCCACAATTAGTAAGAAAACCGATTGGTCTACACTTGGTTCAAATTCAACACCAAATCGTTCAGTGCGTCTAACTAATAATACAAAAACATTATACGCCCCCGGTGTTTTTACACCTACATATACTTTTGAAGAAGATAAAAAAACCGGCAGAGTGAATCAAAAACTTGAACGAGTTTTATCCCTTGTTTCAACACCGGAAACTCTATTAATAGATATTGTAGTAGATGCAGGTCTATCCACAATTAATGCAACTACTTCTAGTGAAGGTTATTATGATGATTTAGCCCCCATTACTCAAACTCAATTAACCACAGAAGGTTCAGCTACTCTTAATCGCTGGAAAGATACATTCAATGTATTTAATAATTTTGTAACAAACACTCGTAAAGATTGTATGTTTATTGCAGACCCTTTACGTCAAATATTTGTTAACGGTAATTTAAAAACATTGTCAGTTAGAAATAACTCTTTTAACCAAAATATTTATAACCCACTAAAAAATCTCTTAAATGGTGTTAATACAAATTATGCTGCAATTTACGGCAACTGGGTAAGATCTTATGACGTATTTTTAGATCAAGATATCTGGTTACCAATTTCGGGTTTTGCAGCTGCTATATTCGCAAAAACAGATGAAACAGCTCAACCTTGGGTTGCACCAGCCGGTTTAAATCGCGGTATTATTAATAATATTACAGATTTAGGCTTTAACCCTAACCAAAAACAAAGAGATTTTCTTTATACAATATCTATTAACCCTGTAGTATTTTTCTCAGGAGATGGATATGCCATATACGGACAAAAGACTCTACAAAATAAACCGTCTGCTTTTGATCGTATTAATGTACGTCGTTTGTTCTTAACTCTAGAAAGAGCAACACAACAAGCTCTTAAATATTTTGTATTTGAACCAAACAGTGAATTTACCCGCACAAGACTTAAAAATACATTAACCCCTATTTTAGAACTTGCTAAAAATACCCAAGGTTTATTTGACTACTTAATTGTGTGTGATGAAAGAAATAATACACCTGACGTTATTGACCGTAATGAGGTTGCTGTAGATATTTACATTAAACCAGTTAAAGCTGCTGAATTTATCTTAGTTAATTTTATTGCAACCCGCACTGGGCAAAATTTTCAAGAATTAATCTAATAAATATTTTATATGGCACAAAACATCTCAGACTTCTATAGATCAGTACAACAAAACGATTTTGCACGTCAGTTTCAATTTCGAGTAGTACAGTTAGCAAATACTAATTTTGGAGAGAGTGAGCTAGTCTATCTAGAG